CACAGATAACCGTTGATCGCTATGGTCGCATCACAGCAGTCAGCAACGTAGCAGCTGCCGGTGGCGGTGCCAGCAGCAATTCATTTAGCACCATAGTAGTAGCCGGTGGCTCCAATGTTGTAGCGACATCGCCCACTGATACACTAACACTTGTAGCCGGTGGTAATGTCACCATCACCACCGATGCAGTCACTGACACCATAACCATATCAGCCATAGCCGGAGGTGGTGGGGCCGGTGGAAATCCTTTCGACCAAGATCTGAATACTGCCAATGCCGTACAATTTTCTAGCCTGGGCATAGGTACTCCGGCATCAGGCACTACGGGTGAGATTCGCGCCACCAACAACATAACGGCCTATTATTCAGACGACCGCCTCAAGAAGAAATTGGGCAACATAGAAAATGCTCTGGATAAAATTCGATCGCTACAGGGCTTTTATTACCAAGCCAACGAAGTGGCTCAGAGTCTGGGCTATGATGTGCGCCGAGAAGTTGGTCTTTCTGCACAGCAGGTACAACGCATCATGCCCGAAGTAGTCACAGGAGCGCCCATAGATCAGCAATATCTGACCATCTGGTACGAAAGGCTCATACCCTTGATTGTTGAAGCCATCAAAGAAGTCAAAGAAGAACTAGACCAACTCAAGAGGAAGGACCATGGCTCTTAATCCGTCGGGTCCGCTTAGCGCCGGCGGACCAGCCACAGGCATCAGCATAAACCTCGAGCTCGTAGGCCTGCTCAACGAACGTTCCAATGTGTCTGCAGCCAGTCTAGGCGACAATGTATTCAGATGTCTGGCCAACGTATCCAATGGCACCAGACCTGGCGATGGCAGTTTTCATATCAATACCACAAGTTCCATTAGCATGAGCAACTTTTATGGTCGTGGTCTGCCCACCAGCGTAGAATACCTTGTTGTTGCTGGGGGTGGTGGTGGACACTCTGGTACGATTTTTGGGGGCGGTGGTGGTGCTGGCGGATTTCTCTGGGGCAATGCCAACATAGTAGCTGGTTGCAATTACGAGGTTATAGTTGGTGCCGGTGGTTCTGGCACGGCTCCATCCAACTTTTTCTGTACGTATGCATTTCGCTCAAGGGGTGGCAACAGTGTTTTTGGAAGTGTCACGGCCTGTGGTGGAGGTGGTGGCGGCGGTCATCAAATAACAGGTCCTGCTGCTGTAAACTGGCAAGCCTATCCAGCTGAAACCGGCGGCAGTGGTGGCGGTGGTGGCTACTGTAGACCGGGTTGCGCAGTTAACCCCAAACCCGGTGCTGCAGGTACGCCTGGTCAGGGTAATAGTGGAGGAAGTGCCCTAAGTGCACCTTCTAGTCTGTTGGCTGCTGGTGGTGGCGGTGGAGCTTGCTCAGCTGGAAGCAATGGTTCAGCGTTTCCAGTGGTCCTGGGTGGTGCCGGCGGCGCTGGCTGTTATTCGACCATTACAGGATCCAACGTAGCCTATGCCGGTGGCGGTGGTGGCGGTGCTAGCATTGCCCCAGCGGCTTCTCCGGGAGGTGTGGGTGGTGGAGGTCAAGGATCAAGGGCAAGCCCGGTCATAAGCAATGCTACGGCTGGAACTGTCAATACCGGTGGTGGTGGCGGAGGTGGCAGTATAACACCAGGTCTAGCAAATCATCAAATGAGTCAATCAGGGGGATCGGGCATTGTTGTGTTGGCCTATTCAAGCAACATAGGACCCATACCCTACATCAGTCCATCTTTGACTTTCACTGTAAGTTGTACCAGCCGACCAGGTTTTCATGTATATTGTTTTACTTCGGGTCGTGGTGTGGTGCGTTGGGGCATAGATCCCGGCAACATAAGAGCCGATGTATTGGTTGTAGCCGGTGGCGGCAGTGGTGGTTCAGCAGCACCAGCCATCGAACATGCTATGGGTGGCGGTGGTGCTGGTGGATTAATTCTTACCGGAGCAGTGCTCAGACCCAATGTTCTTTATACAGTCACAGTGGGTGCTGGAGCTCCGGGCACCACTGTCTCCCCCAGCCCAGTTGCTGTCGTCGCACCTGGATCAACAGGGAGCAACAGCGTGTTCGCCAACACTGCAGTAGGTCTTGCTTTTTGTGCCAAAGGTGGTGGGGGTGGTGCTGCAGGCCTATTTTGTGCGCCACTGTATCCCACTGTGGCCTGTCCAGGCCAAGATGGTGGTAGTGGTGGCGGTATGGGTGGTGGAGGACCTGCAAATTTTCAAGCCGGTGGTAGACCAATTGATACAGCCGGAGCATTCATAGGCAATGGCATACAGGGTTACGAAGGTGGCAACAGGACTGTAGCGGGTCCTGCAGGTAATGGCGGCGGAGGAGGTGGAGGAGCTTCACAATGCGGGCAACATGCAGCTGTTCCGCCATCAACAAGTTCCAATGGCGGCAATGGTGGTGCCGGTCGTGCCACCACCATAGCGGGCCCGTCGACCACCTATGGTGGCGGCGGCGGAGGTGGCGGTGGTGCGCTGAGACCAACCTTTCCAAACTTCAATGCGAGCTCAGCTCCCGGTGGCATAGGTGGTGCCGGTGGCGGTGGCAATGGTGGCGGTCCCAGAGTTTCTACACCAGCTCCCCTGCAAGGATGCACTACCTGGGGTTGTCCGGGTACAGTCAATACCGGTGGTGGCGGTGGTGGTGGTGGCGGACAATGGCCATCGACTCCATTTCCTGCTCACGTAAACTGTGGTGGTGGTGGAGGTTCAGGCATAGTCATAGTAGCTTACCCAGACTGCTGGGGCAACATTGCCAGTGTGACGCCTGGTTTGACATACACAGCCAAAATGCCCGGAGCTCCGGGTTGCAGAGCCGGCTACAGAGTGTACTGTTTTACTGCAGGAACAGGCACAATTTGCTGGTCATAAATACAAGGAATAAACATGGCTCATTATGCAATTCTGGATGAGAACAATGTTGTTGTCCAGGTCATAACCGGTAAAGATGAACATGAAGGTGATGAAGACTGGGAAGCAGTTTATGCTGAATTCTCTGGTGCAACGGTCAAAAGAACCAGTTATAACACCAGCTTGGGCGTGCATAAACATGGTGGTACGCCTTTTAGAAAAAACTATGCTGGCATAGGCTATAGTTATGATGCAGAAAGAGATGCATTCATTCCACCCAAGCCCTTTGCCAGCTGGATATTGGATGAATTTAGCTGTACCTGGCAACCGCCCGTGGCATATCCCACTGATGTAACACCTGGTGAAATTTGGGTCTGGGATGAAGAACTCATAAACTGGAGAAAACTCTAGTATTTTTTGGATATAATCATGCAACAAACCATGAATTTTGACCTAAAACATTATGTATACAGGATAGACAATTTTCTAGATCATGATTTTTGTCGTTCTCTGATAAAAAAAATAAAAAAATATGATTATTCGGTCAACACCGACAAGAAAACCTGGCACAAGCATTCTTACTATGATAACATAACCGAAAAAAATATTTCGCATGACAATGATCTAAGCGTTTGTTATGATGATTCTCAAGAAACCAAATACATCCATGACAAGCTCAACCAAGCCGTAGCCGATTATCCCAAGCATGTTGGTGTTCGGGACTGGTGTGGTCCAGTCAAAGAATTGTCACATCTGCGTTACAATGGCTACGGTGTCAATACCGAAATGCGACTTCATGTTGATCATATTCATTCCCTGTTCGATGGACAACGCAAAGGCGTGCCTGTATTGACCTGTTTGGGCACTCTCAACGATAATTATGAAGGTGGAGAATTTCTGATGTTCAATGGTATGCAATATCCCATGCCTACGGGTACCCTTTTGATTTTTCCCAGCAATTTCCTGTATCCACATGCAGTCAAACCCGTGAAGCGCGGCATTCGTTATAGCTATGTAAGTTGGGGGTGGTGATATGATCATAAACCCAGTATTTCCCACACCTGTTGGTATTGAAAAATTTGAATCTGGTCTTAGCAACAAGGAAATAGATTTCATTAAGAACCTGGAAAAAAGACCCAACATGGGCAATTTAACCAGTGTTGATACATATTTGCTGAGTTTGAAACCCATGGCCAGACTCAAGAAATTTTTCACAGAAGCTGTGAACAGCTATTTTCAAGAAGTTTATCAGCCCAAGTTTGATGTAGAATTGCGCATCACACAAACCTGGGCCAATTATTCCGAACGTGGCATGTTTCATCATTATCATGCCCATCCCAATAGTTTTGTAAGCGGTGTCTTTTATGTACAGACCAATGAATCGGATAAGATTTTCTTTAATAAAAATATCTACGAAAATATTCAAATCCCAACAGAGAATTTTAATCTTTTCAACAGCATGAGCTGGTGGTTTCCGGCCGAAGTCAACAATCTCATCATGTTCCCTTCGGGTCTACATCACAATGTGCCCGAAGTATCCGAAGAACATACTCGCATCAGCATCAGTTTCAATACCTTTCCCCAGGGTATTCTTGGCAACATACACAACTTGACGGAGTGCAAATTGTAATGAAAACATCATTCATCATCAACGGTGGTTTAGGCAGAGTAATCACATCCATTCCTGCTCTGGAAAAATACGTAACTCGCAACCCCGAAACTTATGTTTTGGTCTATGCCTGGGCACCCATCATCATGGGCAATAAAATTTTAACCAAACATGTTTATGATGCCTATTCGGTCAAGGGCATGTTCGACATCATCAAACATACACGCATACAGCAGCCTGAGCCCTATTACAACAGCGATTATCTCAATGGTAGAATCAGCCTGGCCGATGCCTGGAACCAGGAAATCAATGCCGATACTGAACCCATGCCCATACCCAGAATTGTGCTGAGAAAAGATGAATTGGTCAATGGTCAGCAAATACGCAAGAATTATTATAGGAAAATCATTGCCTTTCAGCCTTTTGGCAGCACCGCAAACATCACAGACAAAGAAGTTGCTGACAATACTAAAAGGTCATTATCGATAAATACTACTAGGAGTCTGGTTAAATTTCTCAAGAAGCAGGGCTATGGTATTTGGCTCATGACCGATAAGAACATACCTTTTCTAGAGGCATCGGATTTCATAAATTATTATACGCAGAATGTAAGAGAAGTAGCAGCTGCGTTGCATGCCTGTGATTATTTCTTGGGCATAGATAGTTCTGGGCAGCACCTGGCCAGGAGTTTTGATATACCTGGCACCATAATCATGGGCGGTACCAATACAAAAAACGTTACCTATGCCGATCATTTCAACATCTACAATGATGTTCCGGATCGAGCCTATATGCCCTATAGATTAACGGATCATGATTGGTGGATAAGCGAGACGCTTAACGAAAACATCATGGAATTTGATGACAAACGAATTAAAGATCTTTGTAATAATGTATTGAAACATCTTAGAAAAACGACAAAGTAGACTTTAATGGCACGATACCTAGACTTCAGCTTAGACCAAGGCGCATCATTCAGTCGAATCATAAACTATCAGGATGCCAACAAGAGTAATCTTAGCCTTGCAGGCTATGATCTAAGAGCACAGATGCGCAGAAGCTATTATAGCTCCAATGCCAATGTCATAACTGCTGCGGTATCGGATGCTGCAACCGGTCAGTTTACCCTGAGCATGTTAGCCAATGTAACCAGCAATCTCAAGGCCGGTCGTTGGTTCTATGATGTCGAAGCCAATACTGCTAATGATGCATCGGTTATAAGAATCATTGAAGGCATCATAACTGTTTTGCCTGGAGTAACTCGATGAACCCAACCAATCGTCAAGAACTAGTAGACTATTGTCTAAGAAGACTGGGGCATCCAGTCATAGAAATCAACGTTGACGACGACCAGATCGAAGATCGCATCGATGATGCCTTTCAATTCTACAGAGAATTTCATTACGATGCCGTTGAAATGGTGTATCTCAAACATGAGATGACAGCCAATGACATCAGCAATACCTATGTAACTCTTAGCGATGCCGTAGTTGGAGTGAATCGCATTCTGCCGTTCAGCAGCAAGACCACCAGCGGCATGAACATCTTTGATATACGCTATCAGATTCTAATAAATGATCTGTACAGCATCATGAGTACGGATCTGATTTACTACCAGCAAGTCAAGGGTCAATTGGAATTGATTCAGCAAGTGCTGGTGGGCACCAAACCTGTGCGTTTCAATCGCCACATGAATCGAGTCTACATAGACATGAGCTGGAGCTCGGACATCAAGGCCGGAGAGTTCTTGATCTTTGAATGCTGGCGCATACTGGATCCCAGTACCTATGCCGATGTATACAATGACATGTGGTTAAAACGCTATGCGACAGCTCTCATCAAACGACAGTGGGGCGACAATCTCAAGAAGTTTGCGGGCATGCAGTTACCAGGTGGCGTTCAGCTCAATGGACAGCAAATCTACGATGAAGCCATCGAAGACATAAAAAACATTGAAGCTGAAATACGCAGTACCTTTGAGATGCCTGTGGATTTCTTTACGGGTTAATGAAGTCTTTTTCTTCATTCCCACAGTACCATTGTATGCAGATCTTAGAAGGGTGTCGATAATCAAATGCCAGTAAACCCATATTTCCATAGCGGCGTGCCCATGGGTAGGCGTTCGGAGCAGAGTCTCTATGAGGATCTGATCATTGAGACACTCAAGATATACGGTCATGAGACCTACTATGTGCCGCGTTCTAAATTCAACCAGGACCAGATCTTGACCGAAGATCCCCTGCAGACCTATGAGCATTTTTACCCCCTGGAAATGTATCTGGAAAATGTTCAGGGCTTTGAGGGTGAAGGTGAACTACTGAGTAAATTCGGAGTTGAGTTGCGTGATACTGCTACTTTCATCGTAAGTCGAAGACGCTGGCAACAACTGGTAGGAAACTTTGGTCAGACCATCCTACAACGCCCTAGCGAAGGTGATGTCATATATTTTCCTTTGACCAAAAGTTATTTTGAAATCAGGAAGGTCATTGGCAATGAACCCTTTTACCAGGCCGGTGCGCTGTATGTGTATAAATTGGTCTGTGAACTCATGCAGTACAGCCTGGAGCGCTTCGATACCGGCAATGAAGAAGTTGATGAATATGCTGATACGGTCATTGCAGCACAGACAACTGCCAATTTTGAAATACAACTAGAAACTGGCGATAGATTCCTCAATGAAAACGGTGAATTCATGCTGCTAGAAAGTTATAGCCCCGACAGCTTTGTGCTGGAAGGCCAGACCACAGTAGTATCTCAGAACGCAGCCTTTGATACCGACATTGATGACATACTAGACTTTACGGAACGAAATCCGTTCGGGGAGGTGGCACGTGCTTGATAGAACCTGGTACTGGGGTACTACTCGCAAGGCCATCATTGCCTTTGGTAACCTGTTCAACGACATCTATATTCAGCGTCGCAATAGTGCTGGAACTTTAATTCAGAACTTCAAGGTGCCCTTGGCCTATGCTCCACGGCAAAAAATGATTGCCAGAATTGAGCAACAGCCCAGCATAGACGATCAACGAGCGCAAATAACATTGCCCAGAATGAGTTTTGAAATACTGGGCATGGACTATGATCCTCAGAGAAAAATAAGTCCCATACAAAGCAATCGTGCAATCTTTAGCAACGATCCTACCAAGATAACACAGCAATACGCACCCACGCCCTACAATCTCAACATAAACCTCTATGTCTATGCCAAGAATCAGGATGACGGTCTACAAATCATAGAACAAATTCTTCCTTACTTTAATCCAGACTTCAATCTAAGCCTCAAAGCCATACCACAGCTAAACATACAAAACGATCTACCGGTCATCCTGAACAATGTTTCGTACGAAGACGAATACGAAGGTGATTTTGCAGTTCGTAGAGCAATAATTTGGACACTTGCTTATACGGTTAAGATTAACTACTATGGACCAGCACAACAATCTGGTATCATACGCCGAGTTTATGCCAATACCTTTAGTGATGTTGCTTTGACTACCAATCTGTCAAACTACTCAGTTTCGGTTACACCGGGCAATGCACAGCCCAATGGCAATTTTGAATTCAGCGAGACGTTTACGGATTTTGAATGAAGAACATACCCGAGCTCAATGCTCTGTTCAATACCGAACCCATGACCAAGGAAAGCCTGCCCATACCCATGGACAAGCCTGGCCTGAGCATGGATCAACAAGATGATTTTGACCTGGCTAGACAGACTCTCAGGAGAGTCATACTCAAAGGTCAGGATGTTCTGGACGACATCAGCGAATTGAGTCGCAACAGCGAACATCCACGCAACTACGAAGTCACTGGACAGATCATGAAAGCACTAAGTGATACTGCTAAAGATCTTTTGGAACTCCAGAAACGAGCACAGGCACTCAAGACACCCGATACCGCAGAAAAACCTGCAGGCAGCATAGGCACACAGAACAACGTAGTATTCGCAGGATCAACCACAGAACTGCTAAAGCTGCTTAGAAACGAAAAGAGTATCTAATGCAGGCCTCCTACATGGGCAATTCCAACCTCAAGCAGGTTGGGTATAGCATAGATTACACTCCGCATCAGGTTCGGGAAATCATCAAGTGTAGCCAGGACTACATCTATTTCATAGAAACCTATTGCCAGATTGTGACTCTGGATCATGGCCTGCAACCCTTTAAGCTCTATGATTGCCAGAAACGCAAGGTGCATACCATCATAGGTAACCGCAAGGTCATACTCATGGAAGGGCGCCAGCAGGGCAAGACCATTACTGCTGCGGCCTGCATACTCTGGTATACACTTTTCCAGGAAAGCAAAACTGTAGCCATTCTAGCCAACAAGAGTTCCAGTGCTCGTGAAGTTCTGTATCGCTATCAACTCATGTATGAAATGCTGCCCATATGGTTGCAACAGGGTGTCAAGACCTGGAACAAGGGCGACATAGAGCTAGAAAATGGTTCTAGAATTTTCACAGCAGCTACAACATCATCTGGTATACGTGGTAAATCCGTAAACTGGTTATACATAGACGAAGCTGCCATCATACCCAACAATGTAGCCGAAGATTTCTTTACCTCAGTTTATCCTACCATCAGTGCCGGTGAAACCACAAAGATTCTGCTTACCTCTACGCCCTTGGGCTACAACCATTTCTGGAAGTTCTGGAACGAAGCTGAAGAAGGTCGCAATGGCTTTGTGAATCTTTTCATACCCTATACAGAGATACCTGGTCGTGATGAAAAATGGGCGCAAGAGCAACGATCCTTGTTGGGAGAACTTCGCTTCAACCAAGAAGTTTTGTGCAAGTTCCTGGGGTCGAGTCTTACCCTCATTAACGCTGACACCATTGGTCGCCTCAGTCCCAAGACGCCTATCTTCAGCAACGATGGTCTGGACATCTACGAAGAACCGCAGCGATCTGTGATGATTGACGGAAAAATGGAAGGCCGCAACCATAACTATGTCATAGTAGCCGATGTCAGTCGTGGTGTGGGTGGTGACTACAGCGCATTCGTTGTCATAGATGTTACTGAATACCCGCACAAACTGGTGGCCAAATATAGAAACAACAAAATACATCCCTTGCTTTATACAGATGTCATACACAAAGTAGCCAGGGATTTCAACAAGGCCATGGTGCTCATAGAACTCAATGATAATGGTCAACAGGTAGCCGATACACTCTGGGCCGATCTAGAATATGAAAATGTTCTATATGTAAACAATGATTCTAGATCTGGTCAGCACTTGAGCATGGGCGGTAATGGCGCAGTTCCTGGTGTCAGAACCAGCAAACAGGTCAAACGTCTGGGATGTACATTGATCAAAGGCATCATAGAAAACACCAAGCTATTGATTTTCGATGCAGATGTCATTAGCGAAATGAGTACCTTCATAGAGAAAAAGAATAGCTATGAAGCCGATGAAGGTTATCATGATGATTTAATCATGTGTCTGGTGTTGTATGGCTGGTTGAGCAATGATACCTACTTCAAAGAAATATTGAACAGTAATTTGAAGAAAGAATTGTTTGAAAATCAGACAGCTCTTATCGAAGCCGAATTGACACCGTTCGGCATCATAGATACAGGTTTGAACAACAGCAATCAGCCCGTAGTAGAAGCCGGTGATGTATGGTTCAACTCTGATCCGTTTTCTGAAATTGACAAAATGAAGCGAAAGTGGTTAGAAAATGTCTAATTATGGCTTTCTATAAATAAATGGTAATTAATTCGCTATGTCAACTTTAAGGAGAATAAGATGGCATTTCAGCTTTCACCAGGTGTACTGGTAACTGAAAGGGACCTTACCGATGTAGTCCCAGCAGTCGCCACCACTGCTGGTGGGTATGCCGGGCATTTTAACTGGGGACCAGTTAACAAGGTCGTAGCTGTTGATAGCGAGAGATCGCTAACCAAGAGCCACGGAACTCCCGACAGCTCCACCTACGAATCATTTTTTACAGCAGCAAATTTCCTTAGCTATGGCAACAACCTTCAAGTTGTTAGAGCCGGAGCGACAGCACATAGAAATGCAGTGGCGGCTGTGAACCTAAGCAACACCGGTGGTACAGCCACCATCATCAATAACCAAGATTCTTACGAAGCAAATGCTTCGTTTTTTGCTGGCACCATAGCCTTTGATACTGGTATTTTTGCAGCCAAGTATCCTGGTACCTGGGGCAACAGTTTGAAAATAAGCATGGCTGATGCCAATACATTTTCTAGCTGGACCTATGCTGCTCAGTTTGATGGCAATCCCGGCACCAGTGACTATGCTAGTGTCAGAGGCGGTTCCTTGGATGGACTGCATGTCATTGTCATTGACGAAGATGGTTTGTTCAGTGGCACTCCTGGAACGGTGTTGGAAAAATTCCCATACCTTAGCAAAGCAAGCGACGCCAAGAAAAGCGATGGCAGCTCTGCATACTATAAAGATGTGCTAAGAGACCAGAGTGGATATGTGTATGCCATTGCACATCCAGCATCAGCCAACCTAGCACCAGGAGCAAATACAGCCTGGGGTACTACAGTTGTTAGCACTACTTTTGGTAACCTCATAACAGCAGTAACATCAAGCTTTGTTGGTGGTGCTCTTGGTACTCCAACCGACGGTGATGTAACTACTGCATACGACGAGTTCAAGCAAGACGGTTTATATGACCTAAGTTTGGTACCCATTGGTAGTTATGGTGCTAACGTAATAAGCTATGTAGTAAATAACATCTGTGAAGTGCGCAAAGATTGTGTAGCGTTCTTTGGACCACCTCTTAGCAATGTATTGAACCGTACCAGCACAACTGTTGCTACTACTGCAGTTACTGGCTACAGAGATGCCATTAACCTTAATACCAGCTATGCTGTCATGGACAGTGGTTGGAAATATCAGTACGATCGTTACAATGACACTTATCGTTGGGTTCCATTAAACGGCGATATTGCTGGTTTATGCGCCAGAACAGATTTTGTAGCTGATCCATGGTATAGCCCTGCAGGTTATAGTCGCGGCGTTATCAAGAACGTAGTCAAGTTGGCATACAGCCCAACACTTACCGATCGTGATAACCTCTATAAGAAGGGCGTTAACCCTGTTGTTAGCTTCCCTGGTCAAGGTACGGTATTGTTTGGTGACAAGACTCAGCTTACCAAGCCCAGTGCATTTGATCGCATCAACGTTCGTAGATTGTTCATTGTGCTAGAAAAAGCCATTGCGACCGCAGCCAAGTATCAGCTGTTTGAGTTCAATGATGCATTTACACGTGCACAGTTCCGCAATCTCGTAGAACCATTCCTGCGTGATGTACAGGGTCGCAGAGGCATTACGGACTTCAAGGTAGTTTGTGACGAAACAAACAACACCGGTGAGGTCATAGATCGTAATGAATTTGTGGCTGACATCTTCATCAAGCCAGCTCGTTCCATCAACTTCATTACCCTGAACTTCATTGCTACCCGCACAGGCATAGCATTCGAAGAAGTTGGCGCCTAAGGAGATATAGATGTCCACCGTATTTAACGTAGATAGATTCAAGGCTGCGCTGACAAACGGTGGGGTTCGCCCCAACCAGTTTGCCGTGTTCCTTAGCTTTCCGACCTATGTTGGAGCACAGGCCGTTGCAGTTGCACGTGCTCCATTCCTGGTAACTGCTGCTGAGCTGCCAGGTCAGGACATTGGTCCGGCCACAGTATTTTACCGTGGTCGTGAAGTTAAGTTTGCTGGCGATCGTATATTTGCTCCCTGGACCATCACAGTATTGAATGACTCAGATTTCAGCATTCGTACTGCCATGGAACAGTGGATGAACGGCATGGAAGACTTGGTCAACAAGTCCGGCCGTTTGAACCCATCAACCTATCAGCGCGATTTGGATGTATTCCAACTGGATCGCAATGGTGCGGTGCTTAAGGGTTATAAGCTAGTCAGCGCATTCCCCTCAAACCTTGCTCCAGTACCTCTGGACTTTGGTGCCAATGACCAGATCAGTAACTTTACTGTGACCTGGCAGTATCAGCACTTTACTGTGACCAATGCCAGCACTACGCAGACACTTAGCATTGCCAGTGTCTTTAGTGGTGCTCTTTAATTAGTTTGGATTAGTTATGGCCATATCATTGTTTGGTTTTACCATCAGCCGTGCAAGTCCGGAGGATACGACCAATAGAGCCCAAAGCTTTATTACGCCGACTCCGGATGACGGCGCCAGTACCGTGCAGGCCGGCGGTTACTTCGGCACCTTTGTTGATTTAGATGCAACGGCCAAGTCAGAGTCAGAACTCATAACACGTTATCGCGAAGCCAGCATGTATCCGGATTGCTCCAGTGCCATTGACGAAATTGTCAGTGAAGCCATAGCAGCCGTAGATGATGAAAATCCTGTTGACATCAACCTCGACGAAATTGATCTGGACGAAGGCATCAAGAAAACCATAAGCAAAGAATTCAAAGAAGTATTGCGTTTGCTGGAATTCAACAGCAAGGGATTCGACATCTTTCGTCGTTGGTACATCGATGGCCGCCTGTATTTTCAGAAAGTCATTGACATTAAAGCACCCAAACGTGGTGTGCTAGAACTTAGACAGATCGATCCACGCAAGATTCGCAAGGTTCGAAATGTCAGCAAAGAAAAGTTGCCTACAGGTGTTGAAGTCATCAAGAACATCGAAGAATTTTTCATATACAATGATAAAGGCATTCAGTTCAATGCCAACTATTTTTCCGGTGGACCCAGCCATACCAATCAGGGCATCAAGATTGCACCGGACAGCATTACCTTTGTTCCCAGTGGATTGCTGGACCTGGAAAAGAACGTAGTTCTAAGCTATTTGCACAAGGCCATCAAACCCGTAAACCAGTTGAAGATGATGGAAGACGCTCTGGTCATCTATCGCCTCAGCCGTGCACCGGAACGCAGAATATTCTATATTGATGTGGGTAACCTGCCCAAGATCAAGGCCGAGCAATACATGAAAGACATCATGGCTCGGTATCGCAACAAAATCATCTATGACTCCAGCACCGGTGAAATACGTGATGATCGCAAAGTCATGAGCATGCTGGAAGACTTTTGGTTGCCTCGCCGCGAAGGTGGACGTGGCACAGAAATTACTACCTTGCCTGGCGGTGAAAATCTGGGCCAGATCGATGACATTAACTACTTTCAGAATAAACTTTATCAGTCTCTGAATGTACCCGTAAGTCGCATGCAATCACAGACTGGTCTGAATTTTGGTCGTGTTGCCGAAGTTACCAGAGACGAACTAAAATTTGCCAAATTTGTCAGCAGACTTCGTAAAAAGTTTAACGATCTATTCAATGATGTGCTGAGAACACAGCTCATACTCAAGGGCATCATTACACAAGCTGACTGGGAAATCTTACAAGAAGGCATACAGTATCAGTATGCGCAGGATCAGTATTTCCAAGAACTCAAAGAAGCCGAGACCATGCGCAACCGCATCGATCTGCTCAATCAAGTACAGCCCTATGTTGGCTTTTACTTTAGCAAGAAATACGTACAGCGCAACATCTTGCGTCTAAGTGATGACGACATCGAGGACATGGACGAAGAGATTGGTGAAGAACCTCAGATGGTGGCACCTGCAGATGGTGCACCTTTACCCTCGGCTACAGCAGTGCAAGCAGCCAGCTCAGAAAACCGGCCTGCGAGCCAAATAAATACTCAGAATGAATCAGTTGCGGAGAATGTAAAATGGATTTCAGCCAAGTAATCGACACCATGGTCACAGACATCATGAACAATAGCAGCTCAGATGCGCGTTCTAAGTTCAATGATGTTATGGCATCTAAACTGACCGATGCCCTTGATGCCAAAAAACAAGAACTACAACAGACGTTGTACAGAAGCGAACCCGCAGCAGCCGAACCGGAGTCCACTGAAAATGTTCCAGCTTAGAGATTTCAGACAACTACAGATTGAAAAAGAACTCGAAGGACTGGATGAGCTCTTAGAAAAGCTCAAGCCTTCGGATCCTACCAGCAAGTATATTCACGATTTCGTTCATAGTGACAATCCAAAGTTTGCTGGCAAAAGCAAAAAGGAACGCATTCGCATGGCCTTGGGTGCCAAGTATGGCGCCATGCGCAAGATGAAACAAGGATAAAAAAATGCCTCAGCACATCCTAAAAAAGGTCAGACAACAGGCCGTAGTACAGTACATAGGTTCAGGTTCTAGTACTGTGGACCTAGCAGCCTTGGCCTTGGCTGATGAAACTTTCGATAGAGCCAACAGTAAAGTAACTCTGGCCCATGTATATTTTAACTTTGTAACCGCAGGCAACATACAAAGAGCCGATGGTACAACCATTCTAGAAGTTGGTGCAGGTGCTCTGGATAACTGGGACATGAGCCAGCAAGGCGGATTTGTACTAAGCCAAAGTGCCAACACCAATGTCATTGTTAACATGGGTGCTAGTGCTGGTACTGTCATACTTACCCTGCATAAATCTGCAGGCTATGCTGAGCCAGATAATCAATCCAGAACAACCGCCAATAAGTGGTAAGCCATGAAACTAATCAGAGAAAGTACTCAGGAACTGCAGTACATTACCGAAGATGCCAAAAGTGGCGGCAAAAGCTACTTCATCGAAGGTATCTTCATGCAGTCCGATCAACAGAACAGAAATGGTCGAGTATATCCTTACTCGGTCATGGAAAAAGAGCTCCAGCGTTATCAGAACATGATAGCCGAAAAGCGAAGCTTGGGTGAATTAGGACATCCTGACAACCCTAGCATAAACTTAAATCAGGTAAGCCACCTGATCACCAGCCTAAAATTCGAAGGCAAGGACGTCATAGGTCGTGCTAAGATTTTAGAAACACCCATGGGCAAGATTGCCCGCAACTTTATTGATGAGGGTGTGCGCCTTGGTGTTAGCAGTCGTGGACTAGGTAGTCTCAAAGAGAACAGGGATGGCATCATGGAAGTGCAGGATGATTTTCATCTTGCTACTGTAGACATTGTTGCTGATCCTAGTGCTCCAGATGCCTTTGTTGCTGGCATCATGGAAGGCAAGGAATGGATTCTGGAAAATGGTCGTTGGACCAGCGTGCAGGTAGAAAAAGCACAGGCGACCATTAAAAAAGCATCCAAGGCAGCATTGGACGAAACCAAGATTAAAATCTGGGAACAGTTCATGGCAGGCCTTTCAAGGTAATCATTCTTATAAATAAACAATAGCAAAAAATCATTTAGGAGACTCTAAATGTCGGTAGATAGTAAAATTAAACAGTTGCTGGAGCGTCTAGAGGCTCGCAAACTTGATGAGGCCGAAACCATGGGTGCCGGAAGCGTTACCAAGGACAGCACAATGAAGACTCAAGTATCAGGCGATGCAACTAACCCCATGCAAGGTTCTAGCGAAAAGGCTAGCTTTGAAACCAGGGATGAAAAAGAGCCCAATCAAGGTGCCGTTGCTGCTAAGCCACTGGGCATGAAGAATACACTTACGGCTCAGGGACCTGGCCAAGCTCCTAACTTTACAACAGTTGCCAATCAGCCAGCCAATGCGGTGAATCAATCCACCAGTAAGGGCAATGTTCATCAGGAAGAAACCGAAGTAGAAGCTGATCTCGTCGAAGAAATTACCGACGATGAAGTAGCTGCTAGCGCCGAAACAGCTGAGCCAACCCAGGTACAGGCCATCGACCTTAGCCCAATCTTTGGTGCTGATCTTAGCGAAGAATTCAGAGAAAAAGCAACCAGCATTTTTGAAGCTGCTGTTGTTGCTCGTGTAAACCACGAAATGGAAAAAATCAATGCAGCCCTCGATGAGAAGTTTGCCGAGGATGTAGCTGAATTCCAGAAACAAATCGTGGAAAAAGTAGATTCCTACCTCAACTATGTGGTAGAAAATTGGATGAAGGAAAACGAAGTTGCGATTGAACAAGGTCTCCGCACCGAAATCGCCGAGGACTTTATCCAAGGTCTCCAGGTACTATTCAAAGAACACTATATTGAAGTGCCTGAAGAAAAATATGATGTACTAGGTGAACTAGAAGCAACAGCATTGGAACTTCAGACTCAAGTAGACGAAGTCATGAACGAAAATGTTGAGCTCAAACAACAGGTTGTTGAGATGCAACGCCTGGCTGTTATTGCCGAGATGAGCAAAGATCTCGCCGACACCGAAAAGTCAAAGCTGAACAAGCTCTTGGAAGGTGTTCAATTCGAAGATGAGCAGTTATTCAAAGACAAAGTAAATGTCATCAAAGAAAATTACTTACCTAAGAATGCACCTGCTGCAGCATCGTCAGTTCAGAATCTGGTCGAAGACGCTTCACAAGCACCGGCCAACATGAGTGCTGATAGTGTTGTAAACCAGTATGCTCAGGCTCTCTCAAGAACCGTC